CGCCTCCTGCTTGTCGGCGCCTCGCTGCCAGTTCGCCACCTCTACCGCGTGCGCCGCGCGAGCGAGGATCGCGGGAACATGCAGTGGCCACTGCGCCACCTCGCCCACGACGGAACGCCACAGCGCCGCCTGCGGGTCGTTGGCTAGCTGCCCGGCAATGACCGTTAGCCGTCGCCAGGACAGCGCGTCCGTGCCGGTGAGCCGCAGGTCGAGGCCGAGCCGCAGCAGGTCGTACTCGACCTCCTGGCCGTGCTCACCGAGCCAGCTCAGGAGGGCGAGGATTCCCCCAGGCTCACGCCGGAGGACTCCTTGATGATGTCGAGCAGGATCATCGCCGACCCGCCTGCCTCGGTGAACGCCTCGTACTTGTCGCCGAGCAGCAGCTTCGTGACCGCGACCGCGTCGCCGGCGACCTCGACGAGGTCATCCGACCAGCGCTGCGGCGGCGGGAACGACGCCACCGAGCCGTCGGGCAGCTCGACCTCGATGTCGGGGTGCTTGCCTCGCGCCTCGTTCACCACGTCGGCGAGGACGAACTTTGTCTTGCTCATGGACTGACCTCAGTTCTGGACTGGCGGAAGGTGGAACAGCGGGCCGGGACCGGCCAGTCCGAGGAAGCCCCGGCCCGCTGGCTTTCCGGGGGCGTCAGGAGACGTCGAGCCCGTCGGTGTAGATGTAGGCCTTGACCCCGTTCGTGTCGGGGTAGGCGGTGACGGTCACCTGGTAGCCGACCGCGTCCTGGTCGGTGAACGACACGTCACCGCGGTCGGTGACCTGCCCGGCCGGCAGCACGATCCGCAGCTTTCGGGTGTCATCGACGATCTCGAACACGAACGCCTGACGGGGAAGCTCGGCCGCGGTCAACTGCACGACGCCGCCGGTGACGTTCGCGTCGCCGAAGTAGGCGGCCAGCGAGACGTCGTTCGTCTCGATCAGCGTGAACTGGTAGGTGACGTCGTGGCTGGTCTGGATGCGGCGGACGATGTCGCCGCCCCACGCCTTGATGTCGGTCGTGTCGGTCGAGATGGACTGCACCAGCCCGTCCTCGCCGACGTAGCCGGCGCCGAGCAGCGCCGGGTCCAGGCTGGACGTGGCGTTGGTCGGGAGGGTGGTGCTGGTCGGGCCGATGTAGACACCGCCCGTGGCGAGCGGCTTACCAACAACAACGTTGCCGGAGTCAACCATGATGATGCGCCCCTTCTAGGCGGTGGAGTGGACTGGCCGTCAGAGGGGTGGTGCTGGCGGTGCTTTACGGCAACGCCGTGCCGCGGGTCGTGATAAGGACGGTGAACGTGTAGCGAGGATTGGCGGTGTCGGGGTCGGGCAGGTTCACCAGGCCGCCCAACTCCTGCACCCGGTACGTGGTGATCGCCGGGTACCGATCAGGCATGACCCACAGAAGACCGCGGACGAGCTGCGCCAGGTCGTGCGCGCGGTCGGCGCGGGTATCCCAGCACTCGACGGTGATCTGCGCGTCCTCGAGCACCAGTCCGACCCGGGAGCCGCCGGTCCGGTTGACCTTCACCATCCGGTTCGGCCGCGTCGGCGGGATGCGGACGACGACGGTCGCAGTGTCGCCGGCGGCGGACAGTTGCGCGGTTAGGTAGGACTTTGCTGCGGCCTCGAGGTCGGGGAACGTGATGACCTCGGTCATCGCGCCGCGTCCATCGCCCGGGTGAGCGCGCGGTCTCGGGCCTCGGCCTCCATCGCCGCCGGGGTGGCGGTGATGACGCCCCCGCGGGCACGGTTGCGCCCGACGTAGGTGTCTGCCTCCATCCCGGGTCCGGCAGCTTCAGCGACCCGCTCCGCTCGGCGGCGGAGATCCTCGAGCACGCCGGCGTAGATGCCCTCGCCGCGGAGCAGTCGACGCACCTCGGAGTGGTTCAGGCGGACAGTCGCGTTCGCCATCAGCCCTCCACTCGCCGCAACTGCACGACCAGGCCACCAACCCGTGACTCGACTGGTGAACGCCAGTCGGCTGGGTCTCCGGTCACCTCGTACACGACCCCACGCACCCGCAACTGATCGGTGGGCTGGATGTCGGGCCATGAGTGGGGGAAGTAGACCGTCGGAACGCTGATGACCGCCGCCCGGCCGACTTCGACAGGCTCCTGCGTCCCGCCGGGCGCGAACCATGCACCCGGCAGGCTGGTCTCCGCCGGAGTGTCCGACCACACTGGGTCGCCGTAGGTGTCCGTGCCGTCCTGAACCCGACGGAGCCGGGTCACGACCTCACCAGACATCCGACGACTCACCAGTCTGCCGTCGCTCCGAGCCGAGCTGGACCGACGTGAATGACCCGCCTCCGACCCGCCGCAGCATCAGCTTGTCCGATGCGGACAGCCACACTCCGCCGCCGGCAGCGGGCGCCATATAGGTGACCTGCTGCTGGAACGGCCCGGCGATCTCACTGCCGGACGAGGCGCCGACCGGGATGTTCGACGACAGAGCGCGGATGGCCATGTTCACCGACACCTGCCGGTACCGGGCTGTCACCGCCGCAGCAAGGGCAACACCGGCGGAGTCCAGGCCGTCGGTGGAGCCCTTGTAGCCGTCGATCAGGTACCCGGCGTCGATGAGCCAGGACGTCACCTTCGCCTCTTCCTCGTCGGTGAGGGAGCGGCCCAATGCATCCTCGACGTCCGTGGTGGTCGCGTAGGGCATCAGGTCGCTCCCTTCACCGAGAGGAGGGGTCAGGAGGCGTTGTCGACGACCGCGGCGACCGGCGTCATGCTGGTGCCGAGGCTGGTGACGCCGTCGCCGAGGACGTAGGCGTACCGGGCCTTGAACCGCAGCGCGACCATGTCCCGCTCGGCCAGGTTGATGCCGCCGACGGTGGCCTGGTCGAGGAACTTCACGGTGATGTCCTGCCGGACACCGATCCGCACCCGCGACGGGTCCGCGATGATCGCGAGCGCCTCGCTGTTGTCCCACGCGCCGTTCCGGTTGAAGTAGGTCCCATCGAACCCGGCGAGGTTGTCGGCCATGAACGCCCGGTTGCCGTTGGCGTCGCGGATGTTCGACATCTTCCACCGCAGGCCGAGGCCGGCGACCAGCACGCCCGGGGCGTAGCCGGAGTCGGCGACCGAACCGGCGGCCTGGGTGATGGCGCCCCACAGGTCGTCGGCGTTCGCGGCGCCGCCCACGACCTCGAAGTCGTGGTTGGCGGCGACGGCGGCGGCGAGCAGGTCGCTCGACGTCCACGACGCCGGCTTGTCGACGCCGAAGAACACGGCCTGGTCGAGCTTCTTGCCGATCGCCGCGCCGGCGGTGGTGGTGATGTCGTCGAGGATCGCCGTGGTGGCGTCGTCGATCACGTTCTCGTGCACGGGCACGATGACCGCGATCTCCTCGGCGACGAGGGTCTTGTTCGCCCACGTCACCTCACTGGTCGGCTTGACGCCAGAGGCGTCGGTCGCCGACTCAGCCACCCAGTCCGCCTCCGGCAGAGTGGCGAGCACCGGCATGTTGATGGTCTTCGTGCCCATGTTGACGGTCGGGAACGCGGCGAGCGCGGACGAGCCGGCCGCGGCGGCGTTGAGCAGCGTGTCCGAGTACTCCTCCTGGATGAGGGTTGCGACCTCGGAACGGGAGATGTCAGCCACGGCTGACTCCTTTCATGGTCACCCGCCGAGGTCGGTCCTCGCGGGAGTCGTTACCGGTCTGCGCGGAGGGCCCGCAGCGCTGCTGCGGCCTTCTCCTTGCCGGTGAGTTGGTCGAGCCCGGCGCCCGTGCCGGACTTCAGTCCGCCCGGGAGTGCGGGCGGCTTGGGGGTGCTGCGGGAGGCGAGCCGTTCGGCGATGGCCTCGACCTTGTCGGCCGGGACGCCCTCGAGCGCGGTCAGGTCGGCCTCGTCGAGCTTGAACTTGATTGCCGCCTTCAGGCGGGCGTTCTCCGAGGCGTGGGAGTTGATCTGCTCCTGAAGCGCACGCTCGCGATCGGCGCGCTTCTGCTCCTCGGTCTTGTTCGCTTCCTCGATCTCGGCCAGCCTGTCGGCTGCGGTCTTGTTCTCCTTGGCCCGCTGCTCCCACTTGCGGGCTTCGGCTTTCCAGTCCGTTTCGGGTTCCTGCGGCTGCTGCTCCGGCTCGCTGGGGTTTTCGGGCTGGGTCGGCTCGTCGGCCATGTGTTCTCCCGTGCGGGATCGAAGGGCCCGACCGTGCGGTCGGGCTGCTCGCCGTGCGGCGAGAAGTCAGGAGATCCCCTCGCGTTGCCGCAGCTCGGCGAGGATCGCTTTCGGGTCGCCACCGGCGACCGCGCGAGCGGCTTGGTACTGCTCGTACAGCGCGTCCGGGTTGTAGCCGTCCGGGAACTGCTCGCCGTCCCACATGGGGGTCGGGACGCAGTCACAGTCGCCGTGGTACCGGTTCATCTGCCCGGCCGAGCGCGCAGTCGCGTAGACCGCGCCGCGGGAGGCGAGCATCAGGCAGAACGCGCAGGTCTTCGTCCCGGTCGGGACGCGCGCCCAACGGGGGCGGCCGGGGTCGGCGGCGATGTTCTGCGAGATCGTCAGTCGAGCCGGCTGCTTCACGAGCCGTTCCCCGACCTGCAGCAGGTTCGCCAACGCCTGCCCAGCATCTCCCGCCACCAGTGGACCGACCGCCCACCGGTTCGACCCCTGCACTTGCTCTGCCGGGGCTGGTTCGGCCATCGTTGCCGCGAACGTTCCGCTTGCGCGCGCCTGGGTCCGCAGTTCGTCGTAGAAGTTGGCGGCCACCAGGGCGGCTGCCTGCCCGTAGGTGGCGACCAGTTCAGGCACGAACCGATCGAGCTGTCGGCGAGCCGCTTCTGGGCTCGAGGTGTCGACGTGCGCCCAGAAGTCAGTCAGTTCAGCCCGGACGATGGTGACGACGTCCCGGGTGGCCTTCTGGAACGCCTGAATGTCAGCCCGCGAGGCCACTGTTCAACTGGTTCGGGACGGCGCGGAGCCGCGCCTGCTGCGCCGCTTGTGCCAGCGTCTCGACGACCTGCTGCGCGGACTGCCGGCGCATCGCGTTCCTGATCGAGTCGATCTTCTGCTGGGTCATGCCCGGGATGAGGTCGAGCAGCTCGTCGATCGGTACGCCCTGCGCGGAGAGCTTCTGGACGCCATCGACGACCTGGGCGAACGAGCGGGCGTCCGTGTCGCGCCACACGACCTCGGCCTCGGCCGAAACCTCCGTAAGCCCGGCCTGCTGGGCGCCGAGGCGAAGGAGCTGCTCAGCGGACTCGCCGAACGACTCGCGCTTCAGCTTCAGCTTCCGCTGGTGCGGCGCCTCGGCCATCGCCAGCGCATCGGCGGACAGGTTCGCCATGTTCCCGAATGCAGCGAGCGGGATCTGCGCTTCCATCGCGACGTCCCGAAGCTGATCCTCGATCAGTTTGTTGTAGCCGTCCACGGACGCTGCGGTGAACTCGCCGAGCTTGACGTCGTTCGGGTCCATGTCGATGCCCCAGACGCGGGACATGGACGTGCGGACCAGCTCTTCCTGGCCAGGGGCCCAGCCGATCGCGTACCGCTGCGGGAACGCCCCGAACCGGGACACGATCAGCCGGTCGAAGTTGATGGCGTTGATGGCTCGTTGCGCCTTGATGAGCGGCTGCACCTCGCCGACGAGGACATCTTCGGCGTCATGGGCGTTGACGAACCGAACCACCGGGCACACCGGCTCGCCGTCCACGCCCCGGCCGCCATGCGGGGCCGGGTCGCCGGTGATGCGCAGGTTGTTCGCCTGCCCGTCCGGGATCGTGAACCGGCCCGCTTCGTCCCGACGGACCGTTCCGAGGCTGATCGGGTACTGCAGTTCCTCGTCAAGGAGGAACCCGACCCGCTCACCGCGGATGGCGTCGATCCACGTCTCGAGCGCGTAAACCGGCCACTCGTCGAGCTGCGGGTCCTTGTAGACGGCGAACATCTGCC